CCGGGTAATATGACGTTGTCGGTTTATATAAAACATTTGGAAGAATTAAAGGTTGACATAAAATACGGAGATTTTATTGGATATCCTGAATCTGAAACAAGAACAAGATATTATAACGTTTCAAACGACGGAAAAGTAACATCAGATAATAAACATAATATGTTTGGTTACAAACCATATTATAGAAACATTGTATGTACAGCAGTACAAGACAATACATTTAGAGGAGTATAACATGGGAATACCTAAAAGAAAAACAAATATTGAAATCTATAAAGGAAATGAACTCACTAAAAGGAGACAGGAACTTTTGGATAATATTACCAAATCAGATACGAATCTTCCCGATTCTATATTACACGATGATTTAGATAGGGGTATGTTAGATTATGTTACGAAAACATTTAAGGTTGTAACTGACGGTAAACAAATCCCAATTATAGATAAAATTCTAACAATACAAAGGTGGGGTGAGTTTATGCAGAATTGGTCATTTACCGACGACGACGGGAACATGCAACTTCCATTTATTGCTACCATTAGAAAACCTGACGTTCAATTTGGGACAAATCCTGCAGTTCAAAGAACAATACCTGACAGGTATCAAGTTTATTATGCATCAGTTCCGAATTGGAATGGTTCACAATTAGGCGCGGATATATATACAATCCCACAACCTATTCCTGTGGATATTACATATGATGTAACAATTATATGTAATAAATTTAGAGATTTAAACAAGTTTAATAAAATCATATTACGTCATTTTGCGTCAAGACAAGATTACACAATGGTTAAAGGACATTATATCCCAATTGTTCTTGATAAGATTGAAGATAATAGTCCAATTGAAACGATTGACGGACGTAGATTTTACGTTCAAAATTATCAATTTACAATGTTAGGTTATTTGATAGATAGTGAGGAGTTTGAAGTGAAACCCGCCATTAATAGATTATTTACCATGTTTGAGTTTATAAAAGATAACCCCAAATTTGGTGTCAATAAAGTTGTTAATACTAATGATATAATACAAACTGTAAATTTAGCAGTTGATGGAATTCAAAGTGTTTTTGATGTTGGTGAAAGTATTGGTACATTATTTGGAGTTTATATAAATGATGTATTACAAACAAAGAATGTAAATTATTTACATATTGCATATACCTCAAAAATAGAATTTGTTTCTCCATATATCCCAACCGCCGGAAGTAAACTCACAATTGTTTATTATAAAAGTAAAAATAGTAGAATAGTAGGAACATCAGGTACAATTTTTAGTTTTGTTAGAGAAGAGTTTCAATTCACAGGTTCGGGATCTTTTTTTGACCCACCAACCAATAATAGACCAATGTTTGACACAAATGAAACGATTAATAGTGTTGTTACGGTTGAGATTAATGGATTGGCGGAACAACAAGGTATCGGATTTATTGTTTCAGATGATAACTCGTATATTATTTTATCGGATAGACCATCAATAAATTCAAATATATCGGTAGGATATTTATTTTAAATTATAATCTATGTACGAATTTATAAAAGATAATGTCGTTTCAAGTCAGAGTCAAAACATGCCGATTAATATAACAACGGTCAGTTTTGTTGCGGACGGAACACAAACTAATTTTAGTGTTGGAACTAATATCGGAACCTTATTTTCAGTTTCAATTAACGGTATTGGTCAAATAAAAGATTTAAGTTTTACGTTTATAAACTTTACAAGTACAATTACGTTTATTGAACCTCCGTTAAATAACTCAATAATAACGGTACAATTTTATAAAGGAATTAATAGTGTAATATTAGATAATAAGGGTAAATTATTACAATATGAAAAAGAAGAGTTTATTTACTCTACATCAACGGTGTTTAACTTAAGTAATTACATCAATAGTTTAATAACAGTTGAAACCAATGGATTAGCTGAAGAAGAGTCAGTTGGGTTTGATATTACGGGAGACGATGAAATTACATATCTCTCCAATCCTAAAGTTGGGTCAAAAATTAGTATATCTTATCTATACTAATCATCTCCGTAAATGTCCTTCTTTTTAGGTTTACAAAGTTCCTCAATGTTTTTTTCCAACACTTTATAAATTTTTAATCCATTTTTATCACAAAAATTTTTTAACATTTCGTGGTGTTTCTGACCTATTTTAACGTTTTTTTGTTTGTTTTCCATATAAAAGATAATTAAAGATAAATAACTATCTTTTTAATAAAAGTTAGGAAATCTTTGGTAAAAACAAAGATATTTATTAGATAAGTAATAAAAACAATTTAACCAAACAAAAATCAATGGCAAGTAATAACAGAGTTTTCGTGTCTCCTGGTGTTTATACATCAGAGAAAGATTTAACATTCGTAGCACAAAGTATAGGTGTTACAACATTGGGATTAGTGGGTGAAACCTTAAAAGGTCCCGCTTTTGAACCAATATTAATTTCAAATTTTGACGAATTTAAAACATACTTCGGACCAACCTCACCTGAAAAAGATGGTGGAGGTAATCCAAAATATGAATTAGGTTATGTCGCTAAATCTTATTTACAAGAGTCAAATCAACTATTTGTAACAAGAGTATTAGGTAAGACAGGTTACAAAGCAGGAAAAACATTCGGCATAAAAACAATAGGTGGTATATCTGTTGACTTAACACAAACTCCAAGTTCAACTACAGGTATTACAACACCAACAGCAGTGGACATTGTAAACTCAACATATAGTACTTTTTATAGTTCATTATCTGGTAAAACCAATTCAACTGGTACAACAGTTACAAATTATATAGTTACTAATTATGGTAGTGGTTTATCTACAGGTGATTGGTTTACAATTGGAAATGTTCCGTCATCAGCAACAGCAGGTTTAACGGGAAATCAAAAAACAAGTCCTATTGGAACCGCAACTATAAAAAATTGGAATAACGTGTTTACCAATACTAACGGTACCGAAGTGTATGGTTACTTATTTGTTTATGCTGCTAGTTCAATGAATTTTACCACAACAAAATACACATATACGGCAACTTCAGTATATGATAATGAAATTGTTATAGCAGCATTAAGATCAAGAGGAAATTATTCACAAGAATCTTTAACTTTTGAAGTTACTGGAAACACATCTTTTACTATTAGTGGATCAACATTAACAAGTGACCCATTATCGGAATTTAATATTTATGTTACAGGAACTACAGGAGCTAAGGTTTTCACATGTAGTTTAGATTCAACGTCAACAAAATACATAACTAAAGTTTTAGGAACAAGTCCATATGATAAAGATGGTAACGATGTTCCATTATATGTTCACGAGGTTTACCCGAACTTAACGAAAAACTTATATAATCAAGGTTTAATTAGAGGTTTAAGTTTAACTGAAGTATATAATGCGGAAGGTGACAACTTCTCAAATACTTGGGATACACCAAAGTCACCTACTGTGGTTTCTGAAGTTCGAGGTGGTAAAGTTGACGATTTATTTGATGTTATTACAATTTCTGACGGAAACGCTGCAAATCAGGAAATTAAAATCACAATTCAAAATATCAATATAGAAACTGGTGAATTTGATATATTAGTTAGAGATTTTAATGATTCCGATGAAAACATGGTTGTTTTGGAAAAATTCTCAAGATGTTCAATGAATCCAGACGTTGCAGGATATGTTGCTAGAAAAATAGGTACATCAACTGGTGAGTATACTTTGAATTCTAAATACATTATGTTACTTATGGACTCTAACGCACCATCAAATGCATTTCCTGCAGGATTTAAAGGTTTTACAAATTCAATTTTATCAGGTTCAACAACATTAGGTAGTGTTCTTTATAAAACTGAATTTTTTGATTCTGGCGAAACAATTTATGATGATATAACAAGTAATGGTGACAAATTTAGAAAAACATCTTTAGGTTTATCTTCAGATGGTAATTTCAGTTTTGATGCTGACTTGTTTAAATATAAAGGTTCAGGTACTTTAGAAAGTACAGACGGATTCCACTTATCTATAAATGCATCAACAATAACTGGAAATACAGTTTCAGGATTAATGTACCAAACAACACCTTATGATTTAGAAGGTACCGATAAAGGTAAATTAGATAGTATTAACTTCCGTAAATTTACATTTGCCGTATGTGGTGGTTTTGATGGTTGGGACATTTACAGACAAGTAAGAACATATGGTGACGGTTATATATTTGGAAAATTAACATATATTTCAGGTCTTACAACAAATGGTGGATTGTTTGACACTGCAAATGGAAACTCCGATTATTATGCTTATTTAGAAGGAATTCAAACATATGCAAACCCTGAAGCAATAGATATTAACGTATTCGCAACTCCAGGTATTAACTTCTACGACCATAGTTCATTAACAACTCAAGCAATTGACATGATTGAAACTGATAGAGCGGATTCAATATATATCATTGGGGCACCAAATGAAACTGATGCCGCCAACGTTATTGACGATTTAGACGGTATCGCGGTTGATTCTAACTACTCTGCAACATATTGGCCTTGGATTCAAGTAAGAGACACAGATAACGCAACTCAATTATATATCCCACCAACAGGTGAGGTTGTTAAGAATATTGCTTTAACTGACAACGTATCT